TCGCTCAATTCAAACTGAACAAAGAAATCCATTCGTCCCAGATAGCCATTGATGACTTTATTCATAATTGGCAAATAATGTTTGATTATCTTGCTTTTTATGCCGGTGTCTTTCAATAAAATAGAAGCGATTGAATAGTGGTACATATCGTCTGACAATTCCTGACGATGCTCTACTCCCAACTTACCTTGAGTTAATATCTCTTCTAATTTGGTATTTTCGGAATCAATATCTACTGTATTTTCTTTATTGATTTCTTTTTGCATCCGAGCAATGTATTGATTACATGCAGATATTGTATTGTTCTTGTCGTTTATTTCTTTTTCTATTGTTTGTATATTTTTACTTATAACACCATTGTGCAACATCTCTGTTTTGAATGTATCAACTGCAGTATTCAATCCTAACAGACTCGAAGCATGTTCTGTTTTTAAATCTACAAGAACTGAAGTTATAGACTTTTTGTGATCATCACACAGATTCTGTTTACACAAAGTACAAGTATCATTCTGTTCATAATACAATATTTCTTTGTTTATGGATTTGATTTTATCGTTAATTTGTTTAATACTGTACGAGGTATTATTGAATTCTTCAGAATCATGATCATACAATTTATCTGTATTTTCTTGTACCTTTGCTAGAAGCGTGTTGATTTCTAATTGCAGATCTTGAATAGTTTTTTGATTTTGTTCAATTTCTACAATGAATTTATCTTTAGACTCTTTGCTCTTTTCTTGAAGAACTTTGATGTGATTCTTTTGAGCCTTTGCTCGTTCCATAAGAATCTCCACTTTGTGTTCAATAGTAGCAATATCATCCTTTGCAGTTGCAACTTTACCTTTAAGCAATACATTCATTACAGAAAACACATCAATATCTAAAAGGTATTCTACTATGGATCTTCGTTCAGCCGCAGACAGACGCATAAATGGCACATAGTTGGTGCTACCAAGAATGACAACCTGACAGAAGGTTTTGTAGTTCATTTTAAGAACTTGATCTTCTAGCATCTTTTGGTAATCTTTTGATTTCGAGTCTTGGTTTATTAATTGTCCATCTTTGAAAATTTCAAACAACTTTGGAGCAAGTCCTCTACGAACTTTGTATTCTGCGCCAGAAGAAGTAAATTCTACTTCAACAACACAATCCTTTTGATTAATGCTGTTTATCAATTGTGGGATATTGATGTTTCTATAGGGTTTGCCAAATACAGCAAATGCAATAGCATCAAGAAAGGTTGTCTTTCCTGATCCATTTTCTCCGCTTATCAAAGTGGATTTGGTTTTTATTAAATCAAGTTCCGTGAAAGTATTTCCCGTTGAGATGAAATTCTTCCACCGAATTTTAGTAAATGTAATCATAATTTAGTGTCTCTTGGGATGCGGGAAACTTTTTCTTCTTTTCATAGAAATTCTCCGCTTTCTCAATGTTCTTCCGCGCTTGGATTTTGATTTTCTTGCAGAGCGCACTGCGCGTCTTTTCATTTTTGCAAGATCTGAAGACTTTCTACGAACACATCTTCGATTTATCTTCTTTTCACCTGGCTTGCATCTAAATATAATCTTTCTTTTGCCACCACGAATTACAATCTTGCGCTGAGCAACCCCCTCGTCAAGCAAAATTACCAAATCATGGTCTAACAACTCTTCAAATAACTCTTCCACATCATCATATACTGTAAATGTCATAAGATCCATATCAAAATCGAAAAAATTCTCTTCCAAGAAGATTTCCATCATCAAACCTTCTTCATCGGTTTCGACGGTTATGATATTTTCTTTTACAGTAATCATGTTTGTACTGTATTTAGGTTATTTATACCCTCGCTATACCAAGCAGGAATTTGAGTTTTCCATTTGGCAAACCGGGACTTTTCGTTAATGTAGTATTGCTGATACGCATACACAGGATCCGGATCTTTGTATTGATCTGGCATAGCCTGTGCAAAATCTGTAATAAGGGCATGTGGGATATTAGTAGGTGTCCTCCACAATACATTGTGAATTAAATTGGTATATGCATGGGTTTTTGAATATCTTAACCCATATTGTTGCAACAATCCATCTGTGTGTTTCCACAACCACACATAATTGTTTCTAGTTTCTCTTGTCCATATACTACATGGATGATTGATCATGGTACATTTCAGAATATGAGGTGCTTGTTTTTCAAATGTATTAAGGGTTCTTCCATTTTTTGAAATCTTAGTAATTGGAACACCATCTAATACATGATGGGCAGTAGAAAGCAATTGGCAACTTTCTACAATCATTTTAACTACATGCTTATCGCACATCATCTCTGCTGCAACATACGGATCGTTATTTAATACAAAAATGTTCATTGTGGTTTAATACTCTTTTTGGATTTCTTTTTGGAAGGTACGCACATAAATATGTTCTCTTTCATTGTATCATCGATGTCGTGATAAAGCACTTCAAATTTTATAGATTTTATCAGTTTTTCTATTTCTTTCATATCATAATGAACGATGTGTTTTGGATACTTGTCTTCAAATGATAAATTGAACAAGAAGTATTTGCCAACTAATAGGGAAGCTTCTTTAAAGATATCACAAAATCTATCTTTGCTAATTTTAGTATTTCCTTCTAGATTCAGTCCGCCTACACCTAGAAGACACACAAGATCATATTTGTTTCCGATTGGTACTTGGTAATGTATCTTGCAATCGGGATGAGGAACGCATGCATTTAGTGCATTTTCTCGGATGTCATATGCTTCATATTTACAATTCATGTCATTTTTGCACAACCAATTAAATAAACAACATGCACCAGAACCGTAATCAAAAACACTAGAACATCCTTCTAGTTTGTTAATCAATTCAAATCTTTTTTCCGTATTTGGATACCCAGTTGTAGTGGGAGTAGTATAAAACAATTTCAGTCTTTTGTCAAATGTGCTCATTATTCTGCCGAAATACTTTCTATATAAAGTTCGTGAATGATTTTCTTGAGCTTTTCTTTATTTTGAATTTCGCTCATATTATCTATTTCATTATTAATCATAGAAACTGTATCCAACGAAGCATCAACTTTATCGACAGAAATTATATCGGTGACTTGATCTTCTAAAATGGTCAAATTTGCAACTTGTGCAGAATAGAAACTATCCAAGAATCTATCAAACACATATGGCTTAGTTTTGTTTTCTACAATTATCTTAACAAATTTATTCTTGTATTGTGTAAAATTACACTTGAGCGGATCGCTCTCGGTATCATTATACCGGATTACATAAAATAGTTTATTTTCATTAGGAACAAATTCCATGATTCGTGTCTCTGTGTCGAATACATGGAATCCCTTCTTTTCGTTAACATCTGCAAAAGTTATTTCATACGGAGTTCCAAGATATGAAATATTCTTTTCTGTTTGTTTGCAATGAAAATGTCCAGAGTACACATGTTCAAATTTTGCAAATAAAGAAGGATCTGTTCCTTCTTCATGCTTGATTCCACGAAGTACTTGATATCCTGCAAATTCAAAATGACCAATTACAAATTCAGCAGAATTGTTCTTGATGAAGTCTATGGAAGCTTCGTAATTGTTTTTATTGATCCAAGGTACAAAAATGAATTCAACAGAATCTATTTTTTTCTTTACCGGAATGTTGTCATAAATGGTAAAATCATCTTCAAACAATTCTCGTAGAGAATTTATCTCGTTTGTATTCCGAAAATAAGTATCATGGTTGCCGGCAATACAATCCATAGAAATATTGGCAGCTTTTAACTGTTTGATGAATCTTGTCCGGACTTGATTCAGAGTATGAAAATTTACAAATTTGCGGCGATCCATGAAATCACCCAAATGTATAATCTTGTCTATATTGTGTTCTTTCAGATACGGAAAGAATTGATTCTCAAAGAAATCTAAAAAATGATCTAAGAAAAGTGGAGCATCATTTCTAGCACCAAAGTGAGTATCAGCTAAAAAGGCAATTTTCATTCTTCCTCCAAGAAATTAACTTTCTTCTTCTTTACTTTCAGTGTCTTCTTTGGTTCGTTATTTTCTTCCATGTTCTTAAGATGTATTTCTTCTTCTTCTGAAATACCCAACACTTTCAGGTAATCGGACAAATCTCCTTTGGTATCAAGAGATCTCAGATACTTGTATTTGATTAGTGTTTGCTTCTTTTCTTTTTGTATTCTTCTTAAGAATGCATAATATATTATCTGAGTAAAATACGAAAAAGGATTATTTGATTTGTTCGGATCAAAGTTAGAACAATACATCAAACAGTTCTCTATTCCATCTCCTATCATATCATCCTTGAATTGATAGTTCATGAAATTTGGCTTTTTGGCTAAGTTGTGTGCAATTTCCATGAAGCAGTGGCCAATATAGGTTGTTACAGGAGGAACGGGTTCTCCTATCTCTCGCGCTTCATTGACACGATCTTTCCACAATACCATCTCATCGAAGAACTTTTTGTTATTGATGTAGTGTGACTTGTTCTCTTCGTCTTTTACTACTGGTATAGGTAATAATTCCGTGTAAGAATCTATTTTAGTACTTTTCTTTTTCTTTTTCTTTTTGCTCATAATATAATTCCCAGTTGCATATGTTTAGTATGATACTACATCCGCAACCGTATGCAAGGTATTACTAAGATTTTTCTTGACAGCTTCCCGTTTCACGATACAATCCACTGTGTACAGTGTGGAAAGGTGCAATATAGACCTATTTAAGGTAATCATTAGGATCTGGTGACCAATCATCATATTCATTGCCAAAGTCTTGATATGGCTCTTCATCTTCCATATCTTCATCTGAGAAGTCCTCACCATCAAACTCGGCGTCTTCAATACCTGGGCCAACAAGATTAACTCCTTGTTCTTCTAAAAATTCAATCATATTTTTTATAATATCGATTGGAAGATTTAGATTGAAATTAGCCATACCCGGAGGTGGTGCAATTGCTTTTGGTTTGTCAAAAGATTTCATCATTTCTGGCGAAGGAAACATCAAAGGATTGACAGGAGGAAGTCCAGAATTGTCATCCGAATTCTTCAAGTCTTTGTACAGTTCTGGCATATCTTGTTTGATCTTTTCCATTTCATAGCAATTAATAATTGTAACATCGGGTTTCCACGAAGCCGCAATTATATCAGAAGATATTTCAATATCTTTCTCTATGTTATATTCTGCCCAATTTTTAAGCAAAAGAACTTCTGCTCTGTTCATATGCTCGTCCATCATAATGACCGTTTTAAAAATCATAGGATGGTGTAAAGATACCACATTTTGCAAGGTAGTATCTGATACTGCTGCGATTATGTTATCACCTGTCTTTAATTTGAGAATTTTGTATTCTTCCATTTTACTCCTCTAATTGAATTATCAACTTACGATAATCGAACTTCTCATGCTCGTAGATTTTTAATCGTTCTACAAAATGGCGAAGTGTATGGTTTTTGTAAGACTTCCAAGAAAGATCATCTGCTATATCGTAAAGTTTTGCTTTATCTTTGAACTCAGATTTTCTTAGTTGTCTACCAATACTCTGTAATACTCTTATCCTGCTTTTAGAAGGAGAAGAGAATACAATATTATGTAGTCTTTTGATAGAGATCCCCGTACTGAAAGTACCGTAGGATGCTACAATCACCGCATTGGATTCTTTTTCCATGATCTTTCGAATGATTTCTCTATCATCTGCTTCTGTTCCACCGTGAACAAAGAATATTTTCTTTTTGTCCATCTTAGTCAACATGTCATATAAGACTTTTCCGTGCTTTTCTACAAATTGAAATAGCACAAGGGTATTTCCTTTTAAACTTATGGTAAGATTGGAAATGAACTCATTCCGTTTTTGGTTTTGTACCAACCAATCAAGTTCTTCTGCATATGAAAATTTCTTACAATCTTTTCGTATTTCTTGTGGATAACCCAACATGATACAATCTATGCTAAGTTTGGATAAAAGATCTTGATCCATCAATTCTTTTGTGCTGGTAACTCTGTGGACTCTACCAAACAAACCTTCAATGACAAGTTTGTGTGTGAATGTGCCATCTAGGGTGCCAGTAGTTCCTATTCTATACGGACAATCTTTCAGCTTTGTCATTATAGTAGTCAATGATTTTGATTTGAATTGATGACATTCATCGCCAATGACCACATGAAAGTCTTTAAAGAACTCAGCAGACATTTTATAAATGCTTTGCCAAGTAGAAATAACTATTTGTTTATCGGTTTCTTTATCTTGTCCACCATGAATCTTGTGACAATAGTTTCTTAGCTTCCAAGGGGAAGACTTTGAATACTCAAAGAAATCTGAATACATTTGTGTAACTAGGGATATTGTTGGAACGATGATCAGAATTTTTTTATTGGGATCTATTTTATTAAGATAATAACGAATGAGTGTGTAGATTATTAAACTCTTGCCGGATCCTGTAGGTGATAAAAGAAGGCATCTGTCATTGTTGATTGAATGACAAATACCTTCGATTTGGTGTTCGTGAAGTGTGTATGGAATGTTCAATGCTTTAGCATATGCTACTACTTCATCCGGAGTGATTGAATTTGTTTTTGGTTGTTCTGACTTCTCAACGCTATACGATCTATCTTTGGCAAATTGAACAACATAGTCTTCGAGTCCTGCATAGATCTCTTGCTTGTATATGTTGTAGAGTTTAATTTGACCATCCCACATCTTGTTACGAAAGGTGGGCATAAATGTATGCCCAGGAACTTTAAATGTGAAAAAATCGGAAAGTTCTTTAGCATAGCTTCTTTCGCACTTTACCTTTATGTAAACAGAATCGATTGGTTCAATTATTAAATCACTCATATCCTAGTATTTAGGACAATCATGACTCCCCGTTGATGAACTTGCGCCACATAATAGCATCTCTGATATGGTATTGTCTGTTCATAATCATCTTTAGAATAGACTCAAGATATGCAATCTTTTCCTGCTGTACAAATACTTTATCTTTTTTGCTCTGTAAGTCTGGATCAGAATCCATATACAGATCTACATCTTGTTTCAGGATACGCAAATCAAATGGTTCCCAGTTCATTGCTTTCAAATCTTCCTGAGACATTTTGCCAGTATAGTATTCCCACTTTTGTTTGAGCATCAGTGCCAGATCTTTCTGGTGCTTTCTCAGAACCATTTTCTCATCATACAATATGTTTAAATACTTTCCGTGTAGTTGCGGGATAACCAGCGATTCTGTATCTAAACGAGAATCGTCCAATTTCATATCTTTTTCGACTAATTGTTTGATATCTTCAAATAGCATAAATTCTCCAACATGGAGTATACATCAAATACTTTAATACTCTAATTAAAAGTTTGATTTAAGTGTCTGGACTGTAAATCCGCTATAAGCAAAGGTAACACTGGCTACTGCTGGATTAATGTCGCTAATAGTACTGTCTAGTTTTAGTCCGGATATGACGAGAGGAAAACACATAATATATGTAAAATGCAAAATGGCATTCGATTTGCTGTTCATTACTATAAGAGAAATATCAGAAAATCTGTCATCCTCTTTCACTTGATTTTTGAATGTATCAATTGGCATAATGATCCTAGACCATTCATATAATTCCATCCAATTACTCATATCCTCATTAACTATGAAGTTTACTGTCAAATCGTCATGCACAGTCTTGCCAGGGGTGCGTTTAATATCCGTAGCAAAGGGACTAGGCTGACTTATGGCAGTGCCCTGTATACCGGGTAGGGTAATTGCTTGACAGAAGTAAACTAAGTGAGGCGTTCTATGCAAAACCATCTTATATTCATTCAACTGCATAGGGTTGATTGACTTTGGTTGTCTGGCTATTGCATTAGTGATGAATGTAGACATATAGGGTATTTATAAAAGAATAGGGGGTTCCTTGCGGAACCCCCCATTTAATCAAATCTGTGTCCTACTTACGAGTTAACGCCACCGTAAGAAGCATCGTTACCATGCAGGTTTGTTACTCTGAAGATACGGTAGTATTGATTGCGTCTGCGTGTCAATACTTCTGCATCTGGCAGATTGTTGGTGTTGAGAACATACGGATTACTTACCATACCGTAACGGGTCTTGAACCCGATCTTTGGTTGGAAGTTACCAGTATCAACGGCTCTTACCATTTGGAGCGGTACATACGGGCAGTAGAAGAGTCCTGCATCGTATGGACTTGTTCCCTTGTAACCTACGCATACAAAGTTAACTGGGGAGAAAGTCTCTGTGTGGGTTGGCATCGAATATGGATCGATATAGACCTTGACTCTACCACCGTGAAGAGTACCAGCAAAGCTGTTACCATTTACATCGGTATTGAGAGCACCACTGAAAGCTGGGGAGAAGTCGAGCAATCCGCTCATACTGAGAGCAGCGGCGACATCTGGGCTGACGATGATGAAGTTACCCTTACCACGGCGAGTTTCTGCACCAACTACATTGCATTCGCGCTCGATTTGGAAGGTTAAACCACGGAACTTTTCTGCACTCCAACGACCGTCGGAGTCAAGTTCCAGATCGTAGTTACCACCACCAGCATTACCATTAATTCCTGCTCCGGCAACCTTACCTGCGAGATCTGCTTGTTGGCAACCCAACTTAGCAACATCGTAGATTTGTCTGACCAACTCGCGGTTGATTTCAAACATGATTTCGGTGGAAAGAATGTTAGCTAACTCAGTCTCAGCATCAAGTCCGTGAACGGCCTTGAGATCTTGAGCGAGTTCAGTTGTGTACTCTGCCTTGAGGGCGCGAGTCTTAGCTGTTACGGCTGTCTTTTCGATGGTGAACGACATTTCACCGAAAGAACCACCGGTGCTACCACCGAGGTTTTCACCATAGGCAGTTGACATACCACGACCAGATTCGAAGCGAGCATCGGAACCTGCGGCATCATCGGCGAATATATCACCCATATCACCAGCAGCAATTGCACCTGCACCACCGAGAGCAGCAGTACCACCAGAGAATCCGGTTCTAGCTTCCTTCATGAAAGCTTCTTCGCCGTTGCCAGGTCTTGCACTGAAGTTATTAGCACCGTACTTGGTCTTCATCGCGAAGATGAGTCCTGTTGGACCATTCATCGGTTGAACACCAGCAAGGTCGTATGCCATAAGATTCGGCATGGCTCTGCGAACCAAGCTAATCATGATAGGATCGAATGAATCGATACCTGTTCCTGATGTGGAGGTGTCGCTTCCTGTAAAACCACCAATGTTGCCCAGGCCTGTGCCCGAGATACCTTGATAGTTTTCGCGGAGTGCGCGCTCTTGGTTTTCCAAGAGAATGGTGGTGACTGTCTTCTTGTAGTTATCTGTAATAGCTGGCAATGCCTTGTGCTCAAGGATTGGCGACCATTTCTTGCGGGCTGACTCTGTTAACATTTGACGATTGGAATCCATCTTGTTTGCTCCTTTAAACCTTTATTTGTCTGACTTTATTTATAATTTCCTGATTTTTGAATTAAGAATTCAGGGTTCTGTTGATTGTTTTGTAATACAGTTCCATTTGCGGGGTGAGTTGTACATCATCTTCATTTACATCTTCTAATGTAGATTCTAACAAAGTTACTTGCTCATTCATTCTGTCTTGCTTGCTAGAAGCTGGAACAGATGTTGATTTTTTACCTGTAGAAACGATGCCTTCAATGAGAGTTTGTACTTTGGAACGGAAGCTATCTTCGTCCGAATATTCAAGATTTTCTGCAATTTCTCTAGCTTTTTCAGCTTGAAGAACTGACAGTCCTCTTGTTTCTTCAGCAAAGACTCTTTGTGCTGTTAGCAGTCCGATCTCTCTGTAAAGATTAACATTCTTTTCGATTTCTTCATTGATTCGCGATTCCAAAGTCACAACTGCTTCAGAAAGCTCATCAAAGAGATTTGTTTTCTCTTGTGGCACTTCGACATACGATTCATTGAACAGATTCTTGAGTCCACCGATAAATTCTTCGGCAATCTCAGTTCTTAATCCGTTTTCTATTGCTACGGTGTTTTCTTTTACCCACTCTTGAATCACATACGAAAGATAGTCATCAAGTTGCTCAACCAGAGCAGATTTGACTGTTTCGACTTCTTCTACGAGTTTCTCTTCGAATTGTTCGACAAGAGCTTCTGTGATTGTTTCTACTTTGCTTATTATAGCAGCTTCGTAGATTTCAGCAGCGTTCTTAACGAATTCCTCAGAAAGATCTTGCGATCCGAAGATAGCAGCCAAATCGTTTGTGAGTTCTTCAGTTGTCATTTGCGGAGCTTGTGGGGAGATGTACGAGGGTTTCATTTGCAGTGTTGCGGCGTTTGCAGCAGCATTTGTTGCAGTTGGTTGAATGATTTGCTCACCCTTACCAAATGCATCTTTAACACCACCACCAAGTGCATCATGTGCAACTCCACCGCCTTGAGCGGCTTGCGGAAGTTGTCCTTTGAGAGAGATAGATGCGGCAGCAGAAGTCGTTGCAGAACCCTTCATTGCATCGCCAACGGCTTTCTTTACAGGAGCAGCGTCTTCGCCATCATCCTCTTCGCCTTCATCTTCGCTTTCTTCTTCACCTTCATCGGCTTCTTCTTCTTCGCCTTCTTCTTCTTCTTGATCCTCATCTTTTTCTTCGACGAGTTCATATTTGTTGAATAAATCTTTTACGATTTCTTCTGCTATTTTCTTAGGGTCCATTAGTTTAATCTCCTTGATTTGTCGCTCTGATATTTATATATTTCACATTTTAGATAAGAAATCTCGGAAAACTTTCAGTTTTGTTTCTTCCAAATTCCTAGATCCAGCTTTATTTATTTGTTTTTTGTAGTCTTCAATGAGTGAGGACTTGAATATGCCATTGTCCCATACCCATTCTTTACCTTCCATGATACCATTTACGAATGCATTTGGCGCAGACGGATCTGCAACTACATCGACAGCGGCTAGCATGAAGTCTGATTGAACCATATTGACACCATTGCGTTCAGCCAAAGAACCCATACCGCGAGTGGATACACCAAGTTTGGCTCCCTCGTCTATTAAGTTTTGTACGATTCTACCATATGGGGTATCCATGATCTTTGCATTACCCATTACTTGAGCACCTTCCATATGAAGATCCTTGATCATGTGACATACTCTTTCCAGATTTACTGTTGGTCCTTCTGGATGTCCTAATTCACCTAATGCACGACTATTTTTTACATAGTTTTCGGTATATGTTCTGACTGCTCCCTCAAGGATTGGGCCATCATACATTCTGTTATTTCTATTCACGACATTAGATTCTGCGAAAATACCACGAATGAAGTAAGATTTCTTACCTTCAGAATTTTCTACGATATATTGAATATCTTGTTGTCGAGTTTCGGTAATTAGTTTCATGTATATTACCCTTTCTTTCTCAAGGCAGCAAAATCGGCTGCGGTAAGTTTACCTTTTGGTTTTGCAAGATCCAGCTTCTTTTGATTACCTTTGAGTTCTTCTTGAACTTCCTCTGGGGCATTGAACATACCACCAGCAACAACTTGTTTGGCAGAATTCATGTATTCCCCAGCTTTTACATACAATGATGTATGAACTTGGTTACGGAATGCTTCTAGGTTGTTATCAAATAAAGAATCAATAATTTTTTCTGTGGACATTAATATACCTCTTTTTACTATTTATAATATCTAATATTGCTAATTAAGGAACTGGGGTTACTGTCAGTACTGTACTGGTTGCAAACAGCCCATTGTTGTTTACTAGTACATTTGTAAAGCCGGTACCGCCAGTTCTCCCCACCAAATTTCTGATTTTTGGGAAAGTAGTCTGTGGCAACATACACCATTGTACATTTGGGCCCAGCCTTATTTCTTGTGTGCTTCCGCTTTCATCCAAATTAAAACAAAAAGGCATAGATGTATTACCTTCTCCCTGTCCTCCTGTTGGCCAAGAACCAGTACCATCAAAATACTCTATTCTATATGTTTCAGGAAGATATGAACTACCAAATACAGATTCTATGGGTCTTTCTGTTAATATACACGCTGGTGTCTTTAAAAAATCATATGCACAATTGTAATTTATATTGCCGGGAAGGGTTTTAACAAAAACAACATCACCAAACGGATCTTCGCCCAAATCGGGGTCTGATTGATCAGATGATTCTTGTCCAAAAATATATCTAAATCCACAAGTAGAATAAGAAAAATGACAACACGGGACGCCTTGTTGACAAGCTCCGCCGGGCGGTAGTGGTTGTATTTTATACAAATTTCCATGACCAATATAATATGTTTGGTTACAAAATGCTGGGGGATTTTTTAATAAATTATTTGTAAATCCAGAACCAAGTCCACTGCAAAAGAAACGCGCCAAATCTACGCATTCTTGGGTCCACCCTGTTCCGTTGACATCACAACAGGAAGGTGTGAAAGCACACACGGTTTGACAGCAGCCAAGGTCATTGCAATATGGAGTTGCATGAACAGTTAAGCAATCTCCAGTTGTAGGACTTCCGCAAGAAGGTACATTACAATTACATTCTGGAATTTCTCTTGCAAGAAGAGCACAAGTTGTATCCCAGGAAGTATTACAACAAAAATTATCAACAGCACACACAGCAGTCTGACATGGAAGATTTACTGGACATCCTCCAAATTGTGACGACTGACAACAACCGTCTGCTGGATTGCACCATCTTTTATCAGCTCCTATTGTACATGGAGACGATCTTGTGTTATCTCGTTCAAGAGTATTTAATTTATATAACCCATATGGCAAAGACATATCATCATTCGTCAATGAAATACTAAGAGGATCTGTGTTGTTTCGAATAAGTGATGAAGGAGCTATATATGGTATTATTTCTGGATTTGCTGGATCTAATGTCTTTCTATAATCAATATACTCACTTGCAAATTCTTCAGGCGAAGCACTACATGCAATTGGATCTATTTCTACTGGAACCAAGTATTGTTTTCTTTTGTGCTGTTCAGCAGTAGTAGAAGTTAAAAAATCTTCAAGGTTTAACAAAGTGGTCTGCGGCGTGGGGAAGGCAGAAACGATGGCAGCTCGAAGTACATTTTGAAAAGTATTGCCTTGTGAGGCATCTGCACCAAATGCTAATCTACGAACTGAAGTATATCTATTCAGTTTTTTGTTCTGAAGCGCAATGGGGGTATCGCGAACACCTGGTTGTTTGGTTGTCATCCCAAACACACCCTCCCACGAATTCATAATCCTTATAGGAGGACTGTCACCATTTATTACCACCGGCCCAAACTGTATAACCGGAGAATATGAAGTACCTCCATTAAATGATTGACTGGGCTGAAAATTACCCACAGAATCACTTTCTGTTCCTGGTTTTATTTCTATTATTATGTCAGCAAACCATGCAGATCCTGCAGAATCTACTACTTCCGGGCTTCCATCAATACTGTTCCGACAACCCGCAACAGTTGTTGCTACTTTTATTCTAGCAACATATACTCCAACTATTTCAAATTTACTAGTAAATCTATGTGTGAGAGTTGTTGTAATTCTTTTACCAAAAAGCTGTATTGAATTGAATCTAGATTCATCTATTCCAGTCAATTCATATGTTTGTCTATTCCCTTCTGGAAAAAATTTAAAATATTCGTCAGTTGGTACACCATCTATTACAAGTCTATCTAATATTCCAGACCAATTTAATACAGGATGTGCGGCATCTCTGTATCTACTATAAAACAGATCGACTGTACCTGTACTAGACACGCCAGTAGTTTTCCATTGAGAACACCAATTGGGTTCGAAAAAAGAAGGTACTCCACTATATTCTACGGCAATTTGATCTGGTAGATTATCTGGAGTTGGTGTTGCATATTCTGCTGAACAACAATTCTGACAAGAACAATTTGTTGTTACTAGAGAACCTATCATGAACAAATACCTACTACTGCATTTGGGGCTTTGAAGTAAAAGCTTCCTTTACTATCAACTTCAATATCTACAATACTTCCAATTGGAACATGACTGAATAGAAATCCAGTAGCAGAATTTAATTTAAATCCTTCTGGAGTGGTGCTAGTAGCTGTGGTATATGAATTTGATGTTGATAGTGTATATCCATATGCAGACGATATAGTATTGCCCACTTCAAGTTGATTATATGCCCAAGCTGTAGATTTAGATTTAAAATTTATTGGTGTTGTTGTTGGACCAGTTGCAGCTGTTATGATAGAATCAACAGAACAGAATTTGACTTTATATCTCCATTTTGGTCCACTAGTATCAGCAAATATATCAACAGAATCAATTTTTGCTTTTAATAAATTTCCATTTAATGGATTTTTGGTATTGATAAACACATTCTCCGATGCATCTTTGTATAAAACTACTTCTGGCTGTACTGTTAGTATTACTGAAGTTGGTGTTGCGCCTGCGGTCGGATATATGAGTCCAGATGGAAATGTTTGATAATCTGCACCAATTTCAGCACCTAACGGTATTGATGTAGAAAAAGAATCTTCTGCAAGATTAATAACTTCTATTGCATCTATCTCTGACACAAACCCCAAATTAGTTGCACCGGCTCCCGTATTTGGATCAGTTCCATCATTTCTCATAAAGTTTTGTGGAACACCTCTGTATATCCATCTATTGCCTTCTAGTGTTATACTAAGAATTCTGAAATAACCAACAGCAGTACAAGTTGCTTTTATGTTTATACTACCTGTAGTACTACCGACAAATCCTCCTCCAAAAGACATATTTGCACCAGATTTAAAATCAATAGCAGATACAGATCCGGGATTAAATTGAGTCCCACCTCCATGTGTCACCTTAACTGAAACATTTTCACCACCACCACCACCAGCACAAGATACTGGTATTCCTAATGTTAGTGTTTGTGTTTGTGTTACTCCATTTGGATTCTGGACTGGATCAGTAATTGTGGCTGTTGGATCCTCGCCACAATTTAAAGGAATTGGCGGTGCTACCGTAATTACAGTAGTTCTTCCGCTAGTTCCACTAGATCCTGCAGGACCTTGAGGACCTTGAGGACCAGTTCCTCCTGTTCCATTTGGGCATTCAGGATCTACATTAATGACTAAAGATTCTGTACAACCAAATAAACTAGAAGTACAGGGATTTGAATTATTGCCCCCTTCTTCATAGAATTCGTTAATGGAATCTACATTCTCAAGTATTGTAGCTAATTTATAGTCAATAGAACCAATTTGATATATTGTCAATGCATTACCAGAAGCTAATACATTTTTATCTGTAAAACTTCCGACAAGAATCTTAAATGATGCTGCATTGATTGACATTTATGTTGTTATGTTTGGATTGAATGTAACTCTTCCTTGTAACAATCTCACAACAAATGGTGTTGTATTGGACTCAGTTGCCCCAACTCCGCCTATTCTATATTCGAGTTCAATATCGTATAGATATTTTCCTTTATAATTATTAGTAACAGAATTTGGTATATGCAATGTTATGTTATTATCTGCTGCAATACTGGTTCTATTTACAAATTTGAATGTTGCACGATTCGAAGTACCAATTGCCGGACTTTCGTCTATTAGGACATAATCTCCTGCCCCATCTACTTGTCTTTTACAAATAGTCTGTCCTTCTATTTTGAGATTTGTTGCTGATCCAGTACTATCTTTTATTTTCATACGAACAGTAAGAAAAGTTAATAGAGCGTTGGTTTGTAAATACCCAAAAGCACTTACTGGATTTGGATATAACAGTTTGATTTCATTTGGAATATCAAAATTAACAGCAGAGTTGTCATTTTTCCAAAATCGTTCTCCAACATTTGGAAGAAATTTAAAAAGAGTACCATCTTCGGGTTTTAATATTCGTAGAGCAGCTAAGAAATCTGAAGATTGTTCTATATTAAGCTCATAAAAGGCTGCTGGCATCGTAATCTACTCCTGATTGTTGTGTTGGTGCAGCCGAAGAACCACCACCTCCTTGGGGTGCCCCAGCTGGTGGGGAAGAACCCACGCCACCAGCTGGCACACCAGTAGTCTGAGCTGCCATCTGTTCTGCACGCATCTGCTCTTCCATTTGCTTCTGCTCTTGAATCATCTTCTCTTGTTCAATTTCTGTATCGATATTATCAATATCTTCATCGCTTTGGCGAAGAATGTTTTTACGAATCCATCTATCGGAGAAGAATTTGCCAGAGTAATCTGATACTTCTCTTAGAACTGCCATGCGATCCTTCAGAACTTCTGATTGCTTGGATTCTAAGAACATAGAGTCTGTTGAGAATTCAAATCTGATGTGTTGACTTATTTTAGCCCACTCATCTAAATCGATTATTCCCTTAGCAACAAGTTGCACTCTCATGAAATTCATGAACAGATCTGAGAATCTTAAACGAAGTCTGCTGATAAATTTAGCAAACTTCAGTTCATCTCTGCTGATGTCTGCTGCACGACCCATGTTAAATCCGTTCTCAGATTCCATACGAGATGATGGAACATTCAAGCAACGGAAAAGTTTCTTTTGGAAGTATTTTATATCTTCCATTTCACCAAGATTTTGTCCACCGGGCAGGGTTGTGATTTCTGTGCCCTTACCACCTTCGCGACGAGGAAGCCAATAATCTTCCAACATGCTCATGTGTTTTCTATCATCTCTTACTTCGCCGGTGTTGGCATCATATGTGATCTTATTGCGATACCGTAACATGATATCACGCAGATACGATTCTGCTTTATTCTTTGGCAAAGAACCAACATCGATGTAGAATACTCTGCGCTCTGGTGCTCTTGACCAACGATAAATTACCGTGGCATCTTCTACCATTCTTAATTGATTCAGCGGTTTGATTGCTTTGTGAAGGAAACTAACAACTCGTTTTGTTCCGTAATCAAACAATCCGGAATGACAATAATTAACAGAATCTGGAGACAGCTTCACGCCTTGCGCGGTGTCATATGAATTTGGTCTATCCGATACTGTGTATATGAAATATTCTTCCATTCCAGCAATAACATCAATACCATTAATTTTATCTTTTCGTTTTACTTCTCTTACTTTTTTGATTCTAGTAGGATCGATCTGACGAATTTCTTTGATACCCTGTCTAGGATCGTCTTCCAGTATCATGTGATAATACAGCCGACCATCGATATACCATCGTCTGCTTATATCATAGCATTTGTGATTAAAATCAAGTAAGAAGATAATCTTTTGGAATTCTTCATACATTACTTTCTTTACTTCTTCTGGTATAATTGAATTATCGACTCTATCAATATTCAATTTAACAATTTCACCAGTTGCATCTTCTGTTATCATTTCATTGATAACATCATCGATAGCCATTTCTACTTCTGCGTGAAGACTCATCTCACGATATTTTCTAACCAAGTCAACATCCGACTTGATGGTTCCATCAAGATCAACATACCATCCTTGAAAACCGCCGGCTTGAACAAAGGCAGCGCCATCGTCCAAAACCGGCGGTACTAAAGATGGTGATATTTCTTCAGACTTGGTTTTACCGAATGTAAAACCGAATAAATCAAATGCCATAATAAATCTCCTTCACAAGTATATAGTCAGTTAAACCAATCCTTGACCAGGTCCGGCAGAAGTACCACCGTCTACTGTAAAGTAATGGTATTTTATGGCTACTGTAAATTCTACTAAAGCATCATTATTGTCATGAGAAAGATCAACAGCAGAAACATCACTGCACCAAGCCTTATTTAATAAATATGTACGAATCGGTTGGTGATTACGATCCAATTGCGACAATTTAACAACTGCATTCAGCTGGTTATCATTTGGCAATAGACCTGTATTGCTAATGTGGTTGTTCCAAGCATGATTCCATGCCTCAAAGAAATGCCGAATTCTCATATTAGTTCCATCACTCAGAATAGTCAGAGATACATCATTATATAATCTATCTCCTGGGAATTTGTATATTCTTCCCATGTGATTTACAGGAATTTCACCAACTGTAGTTTCTGGTAATTGAATTGCTTTGATGTGAACTATTTGATCGTCTTGGCCAAGAAGTGGAACTCCTTGTGGTGTATTAGATATTTGAATCTGAAATAGATTCGATCTTGCTCCACCATCAAATAAACTTGTAAATTTTGTAATGTCCATTAGATTGATGCTCCTTTAATTATGCTCCAACCACTTCTTCGAAACTTAAACCAGATGGCGTTGCGATAAAGTTGAGTTGAATGAAGTTGATTGATTTGTTCGGCTTAATATAAATGTCAGCAACAAAGTTATTAGAATCAATTACTTGTGATGTATTGTTGGTTTCATCGCATACAACTCTGAAATCTGTAATACCTCTTCTTCCTTGAACATTTCTTAAGAAAGGAGTAACAAAGTTAATAAATTGTGCTCTTGTAAATGCATCATTGAATTCGAACAATTGGAATTTAGCTGCAGTTGCAATAGATTTTTCAAGAATGATGAACAATCTGCGTACATTGATTCTATCGAATGCAGACGGTCTGCTGAGAAGAGTTTTATCTCCAAACAACACTGGTCCAATTCCTGGGAAAGAAACCACTGGATTCATACCAACCTTATATAAATCATCGCGGTTGCTTTGATTTGGGTTGAATGGCAGTTTAACAACACGGTTGATGCTGCCACGATTCAGTCCAGCTGGTGAAAACCAAGGATCGTTATTTTCATCTGTACGAACGCACAATCCAGCAATATCAGCATTCAACGGAACATAAACATATTCATCGTTGTAGTTGTCGTACTGAAGTTTGTATCCAGTATCTGCTACACCATATGAAGTAGAATCTCCGTTTGCTCTGAATGTAAGAATGTCTGCAACATATGCAGAAGGTGTTTGGTTGAATCCGCCAGATGGAATTGGAGACACGAATGCCACCACATCTTTTCTGGCTTCAGCAATTTCAATTACGCGATAAGCAGCAGTCTTGCCAAGAGGTCCTGTTATAAACAGAGCAACATCGATGATTTCTGGATCGCCCATGTATGTGTTAAATGCTTCTGCAATATCATCGTCTGCAGGAGTTACATCTAATGCTCCGCCATACAGATTACTTACTATTATGTTTTCTCCAGATGCGCCCTCTTGCATCACATTAAATGCAGAAGATGTTGAAGGAACCACGGTAGTTCCCCATATAGTAGTTCCTGAATCAACTGAAACCGTAGCTGTTGCCAAGTTTGAACCGTTTATCGTAACTCCATTAGTAGCATCTAAATGATTCAATGCCCAAACATATTGCGATTGATTATTTATTACATCTCTGTAATAATTTGATGTTCCGTTTTGATTCACAGCATTTGATGCTTTCGACAAGTATGAATACTTCTCTAATATTGTACCAGCAGTTCCACTGAAATTGCCAGCAGCATCTATTACCAGAACATGAATTTCATCCTTGAGTGCAGCTCCAGTAAGATTTGTTGCCCAAGGAGATGTTCCTGGCAAACCATCAAAATTTCTAATGTAATCTACATATTGCTCTGCGTCAGCATTTGTATTTGCACCAAAAGTCTCAGTAGCATAGTGATCGAGTACTACTACCTTTAAACCGTTACCAAGTGTGCCTGGGTATTTTGCTGCCCAGAAACCATCAGTCACGGTTGCGTTATAAGCCGCTTTACTAGTTGCGCCAGAAAGTTGACTTCCTGTTATTGCAACAGTTCCGGAACATGCAGTTCTTGCAGCACCACCGGAATTGATGAATCTAATGACTTTTATATTGTTTCCATAAGAAAGAAAATTGGCAGCACTCCACCACCATCTATTGTATTTGGTGGCATCTGTAACACCGCCTGTGGATTTAAGGGGTTGACCATAAATCTGAGACAGTTCCTTTTCACTTGTAATTGTTATTGGTTCGTTACCCGGACCCCATTGAAACAATCCAACCATACCCGCTGGGGTGGTTGCGATTGCTGGGACTAGAAGGGTCACATCTTTTTCGGTTATATTTACGCCTGGGCTTATTTGAAATGCCATTTTTTCTCCTTTGGACGCCTATTATCAGTATCCTGTGATTAGAAAATACTATTATTTGCTAGGATTATGTATAATTTTAAGTCATTTCATATTTTACAAAATAGTATCACCAAATACTTCACCAAATTCATCTCTTTGGAAGGCATCTTCAATATTTAAGAACCCAAACGGCATCACATCTTCCTCAATCGCGTCAATCTGTTTCTGAAACAGTGTCTTTCTTATATCTAGATCGGTCAAATCTTTGAAATAACTCTGCGTACTCAACCAGCCAAATAGAACCAGACACATGACTAAATCGTCATTGTGCCCAGTGTCAGCTTCATAGGAAGCCTGCTTGGATACGAAAGTAACCAATTCTCTCATCACATCTATGTCATTGAGTATCAGCTTGTCCGATTCGATCATAGACTTCAACACAGAGCATCCTAGACGCTTTACAACCTTGGTGGTGCGAACCCCCAACTGAGTAGAGACATTACCGAACCCTCCATCCAGAGTCTGGCCTTTTCTTCCACGAACAGAGGAAACCAGAATATTCTCATATTCCATATCTTTATATAAAATATCTGCAACTTGTCCGCCAATGTCATTTATTTCTACTAAAACGAACGCATCGTTATATTCTCTGGCTGCTGCAAAGATTATGTTAGGATATACCATAGGAGACATCACATTGTTTCTAAAAATAGAAACTACCTTATATGGAATCTCGGTTATATCAAAAATACAGAAAGCATTGTAATCCAACCCCTGCCCTCGCGAGGTATCTACCACCATAATGTAACTGTGCTTTTCTTGTGGCTTTTCATACACTCTCTGTCCCAAATCATTTTTGTATATCGGATTTCGGAACACCATCGTCTTTAGTTTATTTGAACTAATTAAAGTATTACTAGAACCAATGAAATCGCACTCATGTTCCTTTCGGAACTCTTCTTCAGAACCCAAGTTCTTGATTTCACGATCTTTCCACTTTTCATCTCTACCGGGAACCTGTTTCCAGTGAATTTCCACATTTTTGAAATCATTTCTCTCTTCTACAGAATCTACCCAGATCTTATAGAAAAGATTCAATCCATTAGGAGTTGAGATTATGACAAGTTTGGTTGTCTTACCGGATGTGATTGTCGGGAATACGGAACTATAGAAATCATTTGCAATATTGTCAGGTACATGGGCAAACTCATCCAACATGATTAGATTAAAAGAACCACCACGGATAGCAGATCCGGAGGTTGCAGCTGCGGTGACCTTAGAACCATTCTCTAGTTCTATACTCATCTTGTTCCATTCTTTCACACCCTGCTGTAACCATTTTGGCAAATACTCATATGCGACTTTCAATCTATCCATGTGCAATTTGGCTACTGTTTGCTTATTTGCAAGAATAGCAACATTCACGCTGGGACTGAACAGAATATACCAAATAATATAAGAAACCAGCGTAGTAGATTTACCACACTGACGAGGCATCTTTCCAATCGTAAATCGATTATCGTGAATGGTGTTGACGAAAGTTTCTTGAAAATCGAACATGTCAAAATTGATCAGTCCTTTATCCAGACTGACAATCTTTACATATTTTCTAATAAAATATGCAGGATCTTTTGAGCATTTTATATATTCCTCTACCTGTTCAGGAGTGAAGGATACATTAACATTTGATCTCTTAAGATTTGGGTTACCAAGATAATTTTGAGTCTTATTGTTCGACATCTATAATATCACCATCATGTTCTAACTTCTCAATTTCTTTCAACTTACCCTTTAACAGTTTCTGTAAATCTGTCGTGCTTCCGACAAATATAGAATTGTTAGTAGTAATCTGTCCAACAGAAGGAGCAACTGCTTGATCTCCTTTAATTGTCTTCATTTGATTATGCATATTAAGCAAATCTTTATTTGTATCTGCAACTGTTTTAATCAGCTGAGCAAGAACTTCATATGCTCTTGGTTGTTCTGTTTCGTTTGCAAGATTGAGAATCCCATCTATTGCTAGAGAACCCTTTTGTATAAGTTCTTTGAGATTCTCTCGGACTATGCCGTAGTCCTTGTCCAGATCGTTCTTTTTGTGTTCTTCTGCAATAGTTGCAGTTTTCACAATTTTTGTGTCTGGCTTGGCTTCCATATTAAATTGTTTTTCAAGTTCATCAAATGACATAATTTATCCATTAATATTCTGTTATTGTTATGATGTAATCATAATCATCCGAAGGAACTACATCAAGTCCCGTCTTTTCTATTATCTTGTCGTCATTAGTATCTAGGATATATTCCCCATCTGTATCTTTAGAATATACAATGGCTTCTACATGAACTGTTGCTAATTTCTTTGACATATATTAATCCAAATTGAACAGGTTGATATCCATCGTTTTGATTAGTCCGGCTTGATTTACTGGACCGTAGTAATATGTTCTAACCACAAATTTCAATTCCCAAATTATCATTCTAGATGCTTCGTCCTTGAAAGAACCATCAAATTGTTGATCTGTCGTTGTTTCTATAAGAGTGACAGGAACATCTACCTTTTCATAATAATCTGCAAGAATACCGGGTTTAATTGTTAAAGTGAAATCTGGTGTAAAGAATGGGAAGATTTGTTCTATTATCTTCAATCCATCGTCCATTGTTCTGGCATATACAAACAACGAAAAGTTTAATTTATATGGCACTTCGTTATAGTGGTAGTTGATTATGATATCACTATTCTGTAGTGTTTTCTCTGACATCCGTTTTCCAGAACTGTTGCGTTTTCTTTCTGTATCATATTCAAGACCAGTCAACATGAACGACATTCTTGGCAAAGTCAGCTGCACTGCTGCAGCAGAAGGATTGTCTAATTCAAGACCAATTCTTTCCATCATTTTTTCTTTTGGTGCATATGATAATGGAACTTTAATTTTCTTGTATGTGGCATTTTCACCGCGTTCGATGTACATGTTATTGAACAGTGTGCCAAAGCCAGCTGTCAATTTCTTTGTCATACCATGATAGAAAGTAGTAAACATTAATACTTGTTCTCCGAGAATGGATCAATTTCTCTAAAATCTATAAGATCGCGGGTATCTGTCTCTATTCTGGTATTATCGCTTCGTTGTCTAGAATCTTGATCAGATGTGATGGTATCATCTACAACACCATCTTGATTGTAATCGAGATTCTCTACTACACTCTTGCTAATATCGTCTTCAATTGCATCTATATCAGATATACCAGTATCCAGAGATTCGTGTGAATATTTGAACAGTTCGCATTCTAATTTATATGTGTAGAGTTTGCCAAATTGGAAAAATACTTCTTTAGTGTCTACGAATTTGATTTCAAACAGAGCTTTGGTAAAAGGATACCAAATAAGATCTCCTTCCATTGGATTTGATATCTGAACTGGTCTGTCAGACATTACAGGAAGTTTAGCAGATTCTTTTTGAAATCTTCTTTTCGAAACAACTAGACTAAGCGTATCTCTTATTTCTAATCCGAATTTAGAAATGATTTCTCGTTCTCCAGAAAATCCAGAGTAATTATCCATGTACATTTCTATTTGAATTGCGTCTTTGAAAAATGAAGAAGAATCTTCACCAAAAATTTGATCCAAATCAACAAATCGTCTTGGAATGTAATATACATTTATTCCATTTATCTTAATAGATTCCTCAACAAGATCTTCCATGAGATCTTGCGTTGGTTTATAATCGTGATTATTGAAATACGGATTTAATGCCATATTAACCTATGAATCCTTGTGGTGGTAGTTCATACTTTCTTTGGATTTCTTCTTCTATCTTATCTACTTCTGCTTTCGCTTCTGATGCCATATTTGCACCATTGAAAGAAACTCCGCCCGGCAAACTCATTCCGGTAAACTTAGAAAGATTCAATCCCCATTGTTCTCGAATCAATGCAGTGTAATACATCTTCAGCAGACGATCATTGTAGATCTCTGGATACAATCCCGGATCAAGAATTCTATATGCTTCGAAAACGAGATATTGACTTTTTGTCATTTTCTCTTTCCAATTTGTTTCAACATAGATTCTATTTGTTACTCTACTAAAGTCGATCATCTTTTCGGGAGTTAACATATCCTGAAGCATCTGCATATGACTACGAGTAATATTGTAACTTATGAGAGAATCTCCGTATGTGTTTGTTCTTAACCCATACATGTCATTTAATGCCATTTGGTATTTGGCATCAAACATACCAAGACCACCAAGAGTATCGAACAATTGAAAGCATCTAATTACACTAATTATAGATTGTCCATCTGGATCAATTGCAGGAGCAGCAACAATGTTGTCTGTAGTATTTTCTACAGTAGGTTGTGTTAGATCAATGTACCCTCTGTCCATATCCTCTTGGGTTACTTGTTTCTTGAAATAAACTCTCTCTACACCATCAAAGTGATATTCTGCAAAGAATTGAAGTGCATCGTCCATACGATCCTCTAATTGAGCATCATCGACATTTATTTGCACAACAGGATAGCCTAACCTTCGCAGGCAGTAGTCTTTGAGTTTTTCCCGTGAATTAGGTCTTGCCATTTAAAAATCTCCTTGATTCTACATTATTTATAAAATCAAGGAGATCCTTTATTTGTGTTATTGTTTTAAGTTATTCTGAGAACAAATATTGCATTTTGGACAAATCTGTGACAGATAGTTTGATATTTTCACCTAATGCATCTATTTCTATTGGTTCCCATGCAAGATCGATTTCATCATTTAAGAATTCGGTAAATTCTTGGATAAATGAGTCTTTATTGGTGTCCGAGACAGTAGAACCATCTTCGGAGTATTGCTTAACCAATTTCAGTCTTTGATCTTCTACCAACTTAACTTCTGCATTTAGTTGATTCAGTAGCTTCATGAGTTTAAAAGACACTCTGGCTGGCAGAGGTTCTTCTATTAGTTTGTTTAAAGTTGCGACAGAACTATAAACTTCAATCAATTTAACCTTCATAATTTCTCCTTATAATTTAAGTGTTGATGGGTGACTGGTAGTATTTAGCTAAGAATTTTTTCATTGTGCCTATGGCAGGATACTTTATTCCGTAAATTCCTTGACACAAGTTTATGGTACTGGTACAGTTAGGAATCTTAAATGCATGTACTCTTGTCTGTCCGTCGGCAAAAGCAGTTGTTTGTATTGTATTTGTAGTAAACCATTGTCCTATATTTAAGCCAGCCCCTGCCCCAATTTGATCTACTGTAGGTAAATTTTGATTCTGGCTTCCGGCATAATAGTCAATAAATCCACCATTAGTATTCGAAAAAGTTTGTACATTTGCGGGTATTATATGATCTCTAAAAATAGGATGCTTATGTCCACCACGAGAAACTGGATAAAAACGCATACCAAGAATAAAGAATTTTTGATTTTCAGGTGTTTTCAATTGCAGTATATTAAACGCATTTGATACGCACACATCATTTGCCTGAAAACTTAATTCTAATACAATATAATGCGTAGACTGTTCGGTTGGATATCCTGATATATTCCACAGCAGAGTCGGGAATCCATTAGGAGTACTAGCACTAATACCAGTAGGCGCTCTGTTAAATGGAGCACCAGATCCTGAAAAAGTTCGATCTTCATTGTAGTGAAAATGAACTGAAGACAGCCAATTTCTCTTTGTTGGATCTGATATTGTAGTAGTTCCCGGAACATAAGGCATAAACGATTTTACTGCTTCCCATACAGTTTTATCTCTTACAATATTTGCTGCAGCTCCTGTAGGACCTAAGCCGTTATTGACAAAGTTATCATATAGTGTTGGAAATACTTTCACTATAGAATTACCAAAATCAGGATGTAGATTGACATAACAAGGTAGAACAATTCTAATATCTGCTATAGAACCAATTCCTTGTGTTCCTGCAATACTTTCAGCTCCCATCAATAAAGAGGTATAAATATTTTCAAAAAACCCAAGACGATCTTGTCCATCAGCGTTTATTGTATTAATTGGGGGTATTTGATAAACCTGTCTACATGCAGTAATAGTTTGACTTGATGGTGCTGCTCTCATTGGAACAGGACCATAACATGTTGACGGACAACAATCTTGTACCGCAGCATTTGCGAGCTGTGTTGGGAGTGTTCTTCCTGTTCCGTGATTTTCTTTGTTTACTATGAAACTAAATGGATTAATAATTCCGTCAGTTCCCTCGACCCAATTAATATAAACATTACTATCACAGACACTATCTATTCCTACTTGACCAATACCAGTACTACCATCACCATCGATTCCACCTGTACAATTTCCAGTTACTATGGTTCCCGCAGGATCCACATAATTTATCAAGCGTTGGTTGAAACATTCGGATTCTGCGCTAACGAATACTGTACTAAAAACATCAAAACAATAATTTTGTCCACACTTAGCTGAGAAAATATCAGATGAATCAAATTCTTGTACTTTAGTTATAATAGTTCTGTTATGAAACGGATATATGCTGCTATTTCTTACACCAGTTTCTGGACATCCGCTCACAGGAGGTGGTAGAGTTCCGCTTCCATCAGGAACAACAGGAGAACCACAATGACTATCAAATGTTCTTTGAGGATCTTTCATTACTACTAAAAGAGTATCTCTTACTGTATAAGTATTCCAATCGACTATAATATATCCTGGCAATGTTGGATAATTTATATGAGTAGCAAAGATGCTATTAATTTTGTTCCAATACCAAGAACTTCCCGATGCATACTCTGCGGCGGTGGGATTCTGTAATTGAAATGTTTGCGATGTCCCACCATCACCGGGTTGTGGTGTGATAAATTGCAATCTATACATGGATGTAAAATTAATAGTTCCTGGTGGTCCAAATATATCAAAGGTTCCGGTCTGTGGGCCCGTCTCTGTCGCAACGGTATAATCATAAGCAAGTGCAACTTTTGACCAATAGTCTTTATTTACTGTGTAAGTAGACAAAAAGGGAGCACTGGTAAGGGAAGAAGTAGTGGTGTTAGGAATCCAAGAATTGGTGTTATCACTAGCAAATCCTACTGCTTCATCCGTTAATCTTATGCGATTACTGACTGACGCGGGTGTAGCGGGTTGGGCAACAGGTTCAATTCTAAAAATTGTATTTCCACATGTTGGGCAAAAATTTTCAACAATGATCACAGTATTATCAAAAACTAATTTTGGATTGCCAGCAGCATCCCGCACATAGATTTTACTAATCTCTTGCGGATTGCCAGCAGCATCTCTTACAAATATTTTTGCTATCTCTCTGGGATTGCTATTACCATCTCTTACAAACATATTATACTTTCCTTATCATTATAATTTGTCCGGGAGGACCTTTCGCAGTTACTTCTGCTGCCACAGTAGCACCATCAGCAGCTGCAAGAACCACATACATTGGACCGTGATTAGTGTTACCAGAAGTAAACAGTGTGTTGTATGTAGAAGCAACACCACCAGATGCTCCATATAACTGAGTGTCGTTGAAAGCAACAGGCTGATTATAAAATCCACTAGCAACTGCTATTGCAATCTTATTTAGGAGGACTGGCTCTGCTCTTGCAACAGCACCGACTTGCCATGCAACTATCGCATCAGATCCTATTGGTTCTGTTGGAAGGTCATCAGAAATTTCTGATGTTACTGATTGATGAGTCGATGCATGATCCGCGCCCGCTGGCAATCCATTTACAATACAACCAGTAAAGTCTATAGTATTACCAGTAGCGAATGTAGTAGTTGCATTTATTGTTATTGTACCGGTTGATGTTAATGTTTGACCAGTTCCACTAGCAGTTGTTGTGAGAACTGAATTATTTGCGCTACCACTCACATTGATCTTGAATGTAGTGGCATTTGTCATAGTGAAGTTGGCAAACGCACCTGCGCTGGTGACACTCTTGCATAAAATCTCCATTGTAGTACCAGAACTAGTCAGTAGTGGGAATGTATTAGTAGCTTTTATGCTTTTGCTGTTTATGTTGATTGTAGTACCAGCGCCATCGAAATTTACTCCAGTAGATCCGGAAGTGATAGTAACAACATCGCCCTCCAGAGACAGATCACCAACTTGTGGAGTAGTACCAGTATAATCTTGAACTCTTAATTTATAAGAAGCTCCATAAATTGATTCTGTAAAATTAACACCAGGCAGATATTTCTGTGATGTTCTACCACTGGCAGCCGTAACTGTTGCAGTTGATATAGTCGCTTCAAGTACTTCATCAGATATCATTTCTTTATGTAAAACACTGGAAGTTATAGGTGTTGGAGTGGTGCCATCTGTTATGTTTAGTTTAGTTACATTTAATATTTGAGTATTGATATTTGAGCCAGTAGTTCCATAAAATACTTCTGTGCCTCTACCAATTCCGGTAAACAATACAGAAGCAAAAGTAGGAGTTAGATCGGTAGAAAGTACAGTACTGGAATTAAATGTTAAAATACCATTTGTACTAGACTCTGTGCGTATACTTGTTACAGCACCGTTAATAGGCTGTGTGCTAGTAGTCCGAAAGGCTAAACTTCTGCCGTTCGCACTAATACTAGTTACAGTTACAGTTCCATATACACCACTACCTCCTATAGAACCACCTGCACCGTTTGCTTTGATGGTTGAACCAACATTCAATGTCAACGCGCTGCCGGCGTCCATGCCAGCTATTGTTCCAGTCCATGGTCCGGCACCACTAACATTTTGTACTGTGCCAACGGTGCTAATTGCAATATCGCTTTGACCAGTTGTAGAAATACTCATATTTGTGCCAGGGACGAGTCTCAATCCATCTCCGGAAATATTAGTAGTTGCTAAACGAGTTAACAGAGTACCAGCAGAATTTTGAATTATTATAGTATTATAGTGACCAATATTTAATTTAGATTTTAGACTATTACCACTGTTTATATCCGCCTCTGCAGCCGGAGATGCAGGAAGACTTACTAAACCAGCAGAATCATCCCCAAACAGCACGCATTTATTTAATATTTGGAATGCACTGGGAATATTTGAAGTTAGGGTACTATTACCAAGCAGAGATCTGGGTGCAATTGCAGCAAGACTTGCACTGATCTGAGTCTGTTTGGTATTGTTCTCCGAACTAAAAGCAACACCAGTTCCATTGATAAACTTTAAATTGGTGCCACTAGACGGAACTGAGTATATATTGCTGTTTTCAATTATATTTGCAATAAATGGATTTGTACTTGTTTCTCCAGCACCAAGAGAATTTATAGTTATGATGTTTTGAGTAGCATCTACAGTGAATGAAACATTAGCACCAGGCGAAATAGTCAATTTTCCAGCAGTACCAGCAGTGTTAGCATTTAAATGTCTAGTACCGTCAACACTATCTGTTGTACTAATCAATCCAAAATAAGGCAATGGCATCACCGGAGCAGTTGTAGAAATCCAACGCAACTCACTGTTGTCTATTGCTTGAATTTGACTTCCACCAATTCTTCCTACAAGGCAAGAAGGAGATCCGGAAAGATCTATAATTCCCATACCATCTGTTGTTCCTGAGTTTCCCAGCAACGCATAGTCATATGGTACATCTAAATCGAATGTCACTGTATCATTATTTGTGTCTGTGTCAAGTTTGACAAATGTACCAGACTTTATTGTGAATGTATCGGCAGATGTGTTTGCATCATATGAATCTATTATAGTTCCACTGCTATTCTTTAATACAACATGAGAAAATGCATTTTGTGCAACACCCGTGTTTGTTATGACTATTCTATCGGGGCTACCTGGATTTGATAATTCAATACCAGTTCCTGCTTCAAATGCTATATTACCAGATTTACCACTCGCTGGTATTTCATTCCCACCATCAAGGCTCCAAGAATTGTACAAATTATCAAAAGAATCGATATATCCAACTGGATTTATACCTAAGAAAAATCTAACATCTCTTCTTGTCAATCTTGATATACTGTTGCTTGGGAAAGTTGTATTATCTCCGGTAGCAGAAGGAGTGATTCTTCCTACCATAAATCCAGCTAATGCATCTGGTAAATAAAATTCAGTAAGTGAATTATTAACATATGTTTGATCCAATTCATAAGTGAAAGCTCCAAAAGTGTAATTTGAAGTTCCTGGATTATAAGTTATTTGACTGGTAGCAGGCATTCTTCCCGGTACACTGAGATTACTAACAGTACTCCAAGAAGCATCAAAAGATCCTTCGCCTGATGAACCAATTAGACTGATTGCCGTACCAACACCATTAGGATCAGAAACAAATATTTCATAACCATTTCCCGATGGGAACACTATATCCTCAACACTAACAGAACC